TAAGGGATCTTATTCCCTTAAAATTCACAATCTGTAATTTTTTTAAAATAATTGTTTTCATCTACTTGTTTGTTAAATTGTTTATTCTTTCTGTTTTTTCAGCTGCCATTAATTCAGCTCTGGAGTAGATTATCTTAGACGTTACCGCGGATCCACTCCTTTGTGTATTTATTTGCCCGGCCCTTAACCACCTTTTAACACGTGCCTCTCCGTAATTTTTATAAGCCTTACGTTGTGAAAGATTGTCTTTTAATGGTTCTATCATCTTTGCGTAATTTGCTGCTCCTAATTCGGCCATGTCGCGGCATAAATTTTTTAACTCATATAAATCTATTTCCATGTTTTAGTTTTTTGGTCTGTAGATAGTGTCTGACGCTCTCCCCGTCCTCTTTATCTACACATACGAACCAAGCAATGAAGAAACAAATGCCGGCTGTATAGTAGTGCCACCATGCATTGCAGAATATTGCTCCACAAACACATAATATTCCCCAACACGTAAACACGATGCAGATGATTAGATTAATTTTTGTTCCGTTTGCCATAGTCTTATTACATTTAGTCATAACCTTATTACATTTAATTAAACATGTTATTTCTCGTAGCATAGCGCATGAACTCCGGCATGCTATGAATTTTCAGTTTCTTAAAACTGTTCTTTCGATGATTGTTAACAGTATTTAGAGATATAAAAAGCTCATCAGCTACCTGATCGTCAGTATTCCCTTCGTATAAAAGCTTCATTACTTCCGCCTGTCGATCTGATAATTTTGAATTGAATTTAGGCTGACAAAGAATATGATCATACTTGCATTCCCCACGGAGAGGACATCCAACAAATTCAAACTTAAAATTCCAGTTTGAATCAAGATCTATCCTGTTATCATACAATCCCAGATTGCATTTAATGAATCGTCTTATCATAAGGAAATTAGAATAACGCCTGTTTATGCTGTTCCCATAAATCTCATTTAACGCATTCAAGGCGTCAGGATAAAATTCCCTTAGGATTTCGATAAACTTCTGAATAAAACAAGTGTCTTTCTCGGACAATGTCCGCTCTGATTCATCCGCTGACTTAATTATAACCTCTCCGGTTGGTGTGTTATAAAATTCGATCGGTTTCATTTGGAAGGGAATAAATAGTCAGCTGGAATAGCCAGGTCTTTTTCTACAATACTTTTAGTTAATACGTCAGGCTTTTGTGCACCCGCCAGCCAGCATCTGACAGTCTTTGTTGACTTCATTGTAATTTTTGCAATGTGCTTTACAAACTCTGATTTAGGGGCCGTTGTACTCCGGGCCGGAAGGCTGTCATACAATTCTCTAAATGTTTTGTAATCATTTGATTTGTAGTCTTTTTGTGTCATATTCCATATGTTTTTTAAAGGTTATATGTTTATCCAACACATTTTCCGTAAATTTGTCATGTTGGATTCTTTATTACGAGACAAATATAAGTTATATAAATTATATTAACAAAATATAAGTTATAAATTATTTAAAAAAAAGTAAAAAAATATGAAAGCTTTTGATTTAAAAAGGTTTAGGAAGGACAAAAAAATGACACAGGTTGATATCGCCAAACTTTTTGACTGTAAACAGACTTTTATTTCTCAAATTGAATTAGGTCAAAAGTTAGTTCCTGATGAAAAAGTTAATATCCTTCGTAAAAAATTTGGGGATATTGATGAGTATGAAATTTCTAAGGAAAGTATAATGTTAGAGGGAATTAACCCAGCCAATATGATAAAAACAGGTGCAGATGCTTTTACGAGGCAAATTATAAAGATGATGAACGAACATCTTATTGCTCCTTATTCTGCAATTGAAGATAAAGAAAAGGAAATTGCAAAACTTAATCAGATTATTGGAAAACTGGAAGAAGAAATTAAAAAATTGAAAGATGAAAGAAAATAGATTAGTAATAGAAACATTGAAGCGTTGTATAAGCGATATATTAGCTTCTGGTGACATCAACACGAAAGAACTCACAATTACACTGCTTAAACTTGAAAAGGTGCGAGACGGTATTCTAATCAAGCGAGGAGACACAAAAGAAGTTGATCTTCTTATTAAAGATATAAAATATATTAAATACGACCTGTTATAATGCAAACGCAAGAGAGTAAACAGATAATAGAAAGATTTTATTCTGCCATTGAGGCCCTGATCGCAAAAGGAGAGCTAAAAGGAGTTGCCACCTATTGCCGCTGGTATGGCATTGACCGGAGAAATTTTATTACGCAGCGCAATGACCACAATAGAAAATATTTTCAATTGTCTTGGTTACAACCAATGATTTTAAAACATCACATAAATGCGGAATGGTTAATTACTGGCCACGGAAGAATGTTTTTACAACAGTAAAATTAAAATTTTCCCCATACCCCTTTAATATAATATATATATAAATACTTAATATAATATATATATTCATCTTCAGTGATTTGCTTGCGTTTTGCTTGCACTTTTGCTTAAGCAAAACGTTAAGCAAAAAAAATATTATGTTTTTGATTATAAGCGATTTAACTTTTTGGACCTGTTAAAATCGTGTTTTTTTGAGAAATTACAGGTCAAAAAATCACGATTTTTTTTAGCAAAAAGGTAACAAAGCCGCAAGCAAAATTTTAGTACCTGCTTGCGTTTTGCTTGCACTTTTGCTTAAGCAAAATTATATAGTTTTATGTATCAGGCTATTGCAAGGCTTAAATTTCGAATAGATTAAGTACTTTTCTGTTTGCTATATCAATTTGTGTCCAGGACTTTTTTATGTAAATATCCGTCACTTTCATCTTATCGTCAACATGATTAAGTGCCTGGTGTATTGTGTATTTGTCAATATCTAAATTGTTAGCGGCTATTGTAGCCCACGAATGACGGGCCGCATAAAATTCAAGATCTTCTATATTTAACAAATTGCCTATTTTTTTTAATCCTTTATTTATTGCATAATTAAAAGTAGACGCTGAAATATATTTTTTATAAAAACAAAAAACACGTTTACCATCCGGATCTTTATATTTTTCAATAAGCTTTTTTATTTCCGGTTCAACTTTTATTGAAATTTCGGCTTTGTCTTTTCTTCTGTTTTTTGTCTTTGTTCGCTGGTACGTTATTCTACCATTTTTATATTCCGTACAATTAAATATATCAACCGTATTAATTCCTATAAGACCAAAACTGATTATAAAAACATCTTTTGCAAGATTGAACCGATTAAACCCATGGTTTATTTCCTTCTCATATGGTAATTTGATTATTTGCTCTATCTGTCCTATTTCAATGGCCCTTTTCCGTGAAATATTGATTTGAGGTAATTTTACCTTTTTGAAAGGAGACAAGGGGATTCTGATGATCCCAAGTTCTTCATCATTATATTCTGCCTTAGCTCTATTAATAATAGCCCTTAAAGTAGAAGGATATAGAGACTGGGCCCGATTACCTCTTGTACGTTTGCTTTGTGCTGGCATATCTGTAAGGTATTGAATCCAGTCTTCCAAAAACTTAACTGTGATTTCCTGAACACTTATTTTTTCCCTTCCAACAAATTTACAAAGATTGTTAAGTACATTAATGTATGCTAATGCATTCCCTCTATGTCCGGTTTCTTTCATCTTTGCAGCAATTGCCCTTCCATACTTTATAATATCAAGATCTATTTTTTCATCATAATTTTTTTCCTTTATTGCTTTTACAATTTGTTCTACAGACATCGTTCCGGAGCGTTCACCTAATTTGTTTATTACCTCCCTGTATTTCCGGATTATCTTTTCACATTCGTCAATGTAAAATTGATTTTTTATTTTTAAAGTCCTGGTAAGATCATCCTTGCAAATATAAAATGGAGTAGGAAGATACTTCTTTCTCCTATTATGCGTTATTCTGATCTTAATATTGTAAGTATTATCAGAACGTTTTTGATGTGCGTAAACCTCAGCTTTGAATGTTGTCATTTTTATTCAGATATGTTCGTGGAACAATAGTAGAACATTTGCACGCAAATATAGTTAATTATTGCGGATTATGATGTAAAAAGAAAAACCTACTCATTTCCGAATAGGTTTTAACTGACTGCAATTCTGTGTTTTAAAAGCTGTGCCCTTGCTGGGAATCGAACCCAAATCTACGGTTTAGGAAAC